ACAGTAGCGCCAACACCAGTTGCGCAACTTGAATCACTAATGTCCAACAAGTCACTTACACCTGACGCAGTAGGCGCGCTTAATAACGCACTTGCTTCTCAGCGTTTGGCTATGCAGGATATTCAGAAGGAAATCACACTTACATCTCCACTTAGCACATCATTTGCGGCATTTGACCTAGAAGCGCCAGCAAAGTTGCTTACACCACGTCCTACACCACTACGTAACCGAATTCCACGCAAGAAGGGCGTTGGCACAAGCCATCGCGTCAAGCGTATTCTTGGCTACACAGGCACAGGAACTGGCGGAGTTGGAAACACTTGGCCGGGAATTACACAAAGCACAACAACTGCATTTGGTTCAATTAACTTTGAGCGCGGACCACAAATCTCATATGCAGCCGATGACTTAGTGCTTCCTTACAACTCTTACTCACTATCTGACGCGGTTTCTTTTGACGCCAACTTCTCAGGTATGGGTTATCAGGACTTGCGCCAACTTTCATCTACTTCAACTCTATATGCAACAATGCTTATGGAAGAACGTATGATGTTGATGGCTCGCGGAACTGCAAGCGGTTACTCAGGCGCACTAGCGGCACCTGCAACTGTAACTCTTACATCACCAGTTGCAAGCGGCTCACAGACAGCACTTGCGGCGGCAACTTACTATGTTTATGTAACAGCAAACGCTGGTATCGCAGGCTCAGGCTTTGGCGAATCAATTGTTTCAACTGTTCAATCAACAGCAGTTGCGTCAGGCGATGTTCTTTCAATCTCTTGGACTGCCGTAGAAGGCAACATTGGTTACAACATTTATGTTGGCACATCAACTGGCACAGCAAACTGCACCTATCAGGGAACAGCGCAGGGAACTACTGCCGTAATTCAGGGCGCAGGAACTGTCGGTCTAACTGGCAACAACTTTGCTCTAACAACAACAGGAGCCGCCGCGTCACGCGCAAACGCAGATACATCTGCATATGCAACTGGCTATGACGGAATTCTGCCTACTGTTCTTGGCGCTAACTCAGGTTACAACAACACCATTAACAGCACTTTCAGCACTTCTAACCCAGGAACTGAATATCAGACCGTGTTTTATAACCTCTACAATAATGTTAAGGCTGACCCAGATGAGATTCTCATTAACGGCTCAGACCGCAAGCAGTTGTCAGACGCTATCAAGAACGGCTCAACAGCAAACTACCGTCTAAACCTCACACAGACAGAGGCTGGCGATTACATTGGCGGCGCAACAATTGGCGCGCTTTACAATGAAATCACAGGCAAGATGGTTCCACTTACTGTTCACCCTTGGTTGCCACAGGGCGTTTCTCCTGTTCTGTCATACACTTTGCCAATTCCTGACACCGAGGTTTCAGATGTTTGGTCAAACTTTATGGTTCAGGACTATATGGGAATCCAATGGCCTGTAACTCAATTCCAGTATGAATTTTCTACTTACTTCCGTGGAACTTTCTTCTGCACCGCACCTGCTTGGAACGGCGCAGTATCAGGAATCGTGTCTGCATAATGTGTCTAGTATGTGGCTGCAATCAGCCAGCGAATAGTCACGGCGGTGGTCAGACAACTTTGCCTGACGGCACAATCGCCACAATGACAACGGCTGTAATGGTTACACCAACCGAAACACCGAAGTAATCCGTCAAGAAGGGTGGCGCGTCATATAGTGGGCGCGCCACCTTTTTTAACTTAAAGGGAGCAAAAGTGGGAAGATTATTAGCGTCAGATGGCGGCGTTAAAGGCGTGGACATTACAACAGAACGCGGTGTGCGTTCATATAATCCTGATAAAAAAGGCGTTATAACAGTTGATAATCCGACACACGCCAAGCGATTGAAGGCAGAGGGTTTTTTTGAAGCGTCACTAATGGGTGCAACTGTTGGCGGCGAAAGTCTTGGTTACACTTGCTTAGAGTGTGGCTTTGGGAGTTGGTTTGCTTTGTGTAGCCGTTGCGGTCATAACAACAGCACAACGCCTAGAGATGGAGAATAATGGCAATTGGCTTAAATACGGACACGTTCTTTGAAAGCCCATACTTAACTGCGGCTGAATATCAGAACGCGCCAACGTCAATGGACTTTAGCAATTTGGTTGTAGGCGGTAATTCTGCGGCACAAGAAGCCGAACTTAGCCGTGTCATTTTGCGAGCGTCATCTTTTCTTGATGAGTATTTGAACCAAAATCTTGTTGCAACTCGCAAGACAGAAACACAGCGCACACGTTTTATGCCAAACGGCTTTATATCGTTACACCCAAACCAAAATCCAATTATTGCGCTTGAATCTTTTGCCTATGGAATGGCACCAAATCAGTTATACACACTTCCTGACCCATCGCAATGTTGGTTTGAATCTCAGCAAATTATTATTCCAGTTAGCCAAATGTCGCTTACTTGGTCATCACAAGGACCACTTTCATTTGGCGGCGGTGGCTCTAATTACAACCAAATTTATTGCCAATACACATACACTTCGGGATACGTTAATAACCCGATTGCTGTGGCTGTGGCAGGCGCAAGTTCTATGACAGTTGCCAATGCAACAGGCATTGTGGCAGGTCAAGCGTTACGTATTTATGACGGCGCAAAATCAGAGTTAGTTTATGTGGCAAGCGGTTACACATACGGCGCCACAACTGTCACATTAGCCTCTCCGTTGCTTTATGACCACGCCGCAGGCACAACCTTTGGTAATCTGCCAAACGCCATTAAAGAGGCTTGTATCCTCGTTACATCGGCTTTTATTAAAATGCGTGGCGATAGTTCTATGACTATGCAAGTAACAGTTAATCCAAGCGGAAACATTACAGGCGCAGAGCGTTATGGCTCAGAGATTGCTCTTGCTTTGGAGATGGTCAGCCTGTATCGCCGAGTTCGCTAATGGCAACACTTACAGGTCGCGCCGCCGTTCGTGCGCAACTATCAAGTTTTATTGCCAATCCGCCAATTGCCACATTGAATCAAGTGTGGACTTCGTTTCCCAAAAACATTAATTTTCAAGTTAATGCACAAGTTGGGCAAATGTCACGTTCTGCCTGCATTGTATTTATTCAGCAAGAAACAGAAACACGCTTGGCGATTGGCGGCTCACATAGCGGCTGGAAACGCGTGGACTATACAGTTGTGCTTCAAGTGTTTCAACACTCCCTACACCGCGATTCAACGGCGGCGATGGACGATTTTGATACACTTATTGACGCCATAAAAGAACGGCTACGTTCCGACCACAACTTTGGTGACACAAGTGGCACCTTAGTTTGGCAAGGAGCAGAGCCAATTATTGACGCCTTTTATGGTGAACCAAGCACAAACAAAGAAGGGGCAACGGAAACGTTTGCTGAATTGCAGTTTGATGTTACGCAAATGATTCAAGCATAAGGAGATGCAATGAAATATAAATATAACGGAACAGATGAACGTGTGTTTCCTACGCTTGGTTTTGTCGTAAAGCCCGGCGAGGAATTTGAAGCACCCGAAAATTTTGTTGCCGCCGACGTAGTGCCTAGCACTTCATTAACAACAAAAATAGCCAAGCCATCAACAATGTCTGTTGCGACAGACTTACCGCAGGAGAGTGAATAAATGTCAGTTCAAAATTCCGTTCGTTCCTATATAGGAATCGCAAAAGAAGCAACAAAAGGCACAGTAGTTGCGCCAACAGATTTTATCCCAGTAGCCAAAGATTCATTAAAGCCAGTAGATATTGTGGACCCACTCTACGATACAGGCTTGCGCGGCTCTAATGTTGTTAATTACAACTACATTCCGGGTCGCACACGTTCTACATTTGATTTTGGCGGCGCTGTATTTGCTGACACTATCGGCTATGCAATTGCTGGCGTTTTAGGTTCAGTTGCAACAACAGGCGCGAGCGCGCCATACACTCACACCATCAGTTTGCTAAACAGCCTAACTAGCGGTGCAGATACACAACCAATTTCTTACACACTTACCGACTTTTATGCCGTTGATGTGCGTTCATACCCTGGTTGCCAATTCTCGGACTTCTCATTGAAGTTTAATGCAGATGGAATGTTAGAGTATGACGCAAAGACAACTGGCTGGCAATCAAGCACAGTTGCAGACCCAACGCCAACCTTCTCAACTGTATTGCCTACGCCAGTTTGGCGCGGCACAGTTTCAATTGGGGGTTCCGCCGTATCAACTGCGATGGAAGGCTCAATTGAAATGACACGCGGCGTTACACCTATTTATGGCATTTCTAATACACAGAATCCATATCAGGTATTTCTTGGCGCACTTGAAGTTACAGGCAACATTAAGTTTGTAATGGAAAATGATGACCAACTTACTAATTTCCTTACTAACGTTCAGCCAGCCATTGTTCTTAACTGGGCATACGGCGCAGGTGCGACGGCAGTTCAGATTCAAGCCACAATCACTAAAGGCGCTTACACCGCCGCAATGATTGAGCGCGGAGATGATTTTGTTTCCGTGTCTATTGAACTCAACGCACAAGCAAACACCACAGATGATGGCGCAAGCGGTGGTTTCGCGCCAATTAAGTGGGTATTGCAGAACGCAAAGGCTTCTGGCACTTACGCGTAAGGTCAGAATAGTAGTGCTAAGAGGCGGTTGCAGAAAACGCCTTCCTTTCTCTCGCCTCTTAGCACCTTTTTAAGTTAAAATCGGAAGGCACCCCGATGGAAGGAAAAGAAAATGGCTAGTAAAACAGTTAAGTTACCAAGTGGCGCAGAGGTAGTCCTACGCGACCCATCTACGTTAAGAGTTAAAGACCGCCGAAAGATATTTGCCAACGCCTCTAACGCCAAAGAAGGCATTATGCAAGCGTTGTCCCTTACTGACGGTTTAATTGCAGTTTTAGTTGAATCTTGGACTTTGGATTTAATGATTCCGTCTGTGCGTATTTCATCTATTGACGAAATGGAAATGGCTGATTATGACGCACTAACGGAACACACCAAAGAAGCACAAAAGGTTCTGTTCCCACAAACGCAAGAAACTGACGAAAGTGCCAAGGATACCGAAAGCCCTTTCGCCGACTCCAACGATTAAAATGGTTACTTGAAGGCGGCGAACGCCACGAAGCCTTTACGTATCCCGATGAAGAATGGCTTTACTATGTCTGTGCTAAAGAATTTGGCTGGACACCGTTAGAGGTTGATGAGCAACCAGCAGGCACTTTGGATTGGTTGCTCGCAATCTCGGCGATAGTGAAAAAGGTGGAAAGTGATAACCAGTAATCTAAAATTGGTAAAAGAAGCCACTAAAAAGGCTGGCAAATCAATTGACGATGGCGCACGTGCTACGCGTGATGAAATGATGACAACTCTAATTCAATTGGCTAAAGCCGAGATAGTCGGCAGACGTCCAAAAGGCGAGCGCGCCGAATCAGGAAAACCACCTATGAACCGAAC